CCTTTTTATATTCAGGAAATGGTTTTGTCTAGGTTGGGGATTCCTGTTGAAATGATTAATTTCTTCAGGAGTATCTGTAAAGGTAAATGGTTTGTACCGAAACATCTCAGAAGGTACTACCCCAATTCATTTGTTCAATGGAAAAGGGGACAACCATTGGGATTATACCCATCATTTGCTGTATTTGCAATGTCTCATGGATTTTTTGTCAGATCTATTGAGATAAAATACAAAAAGAAAGACACATTCAGAATCCTTGGTGACGACATCGTTATCAACGATGAGGATGTGTATAATGATTACCTTCAGTACCTTAAGGTTCTCCAAATTCCTGTATCAGAACAAAAATCAATTGTAAGTAAATCAGTTGGTGAGTTCGCAGGACAGATAGTAACAAAGAAAAACGTTCTATCTTGTGCTAAATGGAGAAAACCAAACTCATTAAACAAAATCTCTTTACTAACGAGCTTACCTCGAGCAATGGATGGAACTATTAGAGATGAATTTATATCTCAGATTATTAGATCCACTCCACTTGGTAGTGGTGAGAATCCTGAGGGATTATCACTGAAATCCCGCATACCCTTCTACTTCGATTTTTATGAAGATGAAGAGGTGAGGGAAATCACACTGTCATCAGAGGAACGTATGTATTACGAATCCAAATTTTGTAAGGATTTTAATACGTTGCCGTTATTAAAGCGTGCTGATGTCGAAGATTTCATAATGTCAGTCATCAATTCACCGAATTGGAGACAAACTAATGAGATCTATAAACAAGTGACATCACCTGGAGTATCGCAAGATACTGTGCAGGAGCTTTGGTCATATCTTCTTGAGACCTTTAGATTTCCTTCTTTAAAGGTTCCTGAAGAGTTGTTTGACCGAATAACACGTGGAAAGAATTACCACGGATACCTCAGATCTATACTTGATAGTAACTATAAGGATAGTATGAAGAGTCCAGTTGAGTATTTCAGAAGACGATTTGCAAAAAGTGCCATTAGATGGCATAATGTTCCTGAACATATGAAGGAACAACTTTTGCAGATTATCACTTCCAAAATTATTTCGAAAAGGAGGTGATCCTATGACATGGATGATGTTTATACCATTAATAGGCATAGTAATACTCATTGTTGTAGCAGTATTCCTATCTAGTAAGAATTAGGGAGCAGCTTTCAACAGTAATTCAGTAAAGAGAATGCTCTACCATGTATAGTCATCTGAAGTG